TTATTTACATATAGCTTATGCAACTTCATCTGATGGATCAACAGGATTCTCAACAGCAACATCAACAGATAAAACATACATAGGACAGTATACAAATTCAACGGCGATAGACTCTGAAATATATACAGATTATCAATGAACTAAGATTGTAGGTCCATCTGGTATAGATGGAACTAATGGTTTACAATATTATTTACATATAGCATATTCTTGAAATTCTACAGGAACATTAAACTTTTCAACAACAGACCCAACTGGCGCAAGTTATATTGGTACTTACACTGATACTAATGTTGAAGATTCAGAGGCAGCTTATATGTATACATGAGTTAAATTCAAAGGTGCTGATGGAATAGACGGAGCTGATGGTACATCGGTTGTATTAAAAGGATCAGTGAATACAGTCGGCGATTTGCCTACTGGAGCAACGCTGGGTGATCTATATATTGTTTTAGCAGATGGCGATGGATATGTTTGAAATGGCTCAACATGAACCAATGCAGGACCTATTCAGGGACCGGCTGGTACAGATGGAACAGATGGATTAAATGCATATGTACATTTTGCATATTCTGCCGCTTCTAATGGATCAATAAGTTTCTCACTAACACCTATTTCAAGTTCATACTATATTGGTACTTACACAGACTTTACATTAGCAGACTCAACGAATCCTAATGATTATACATGATCATTATATAGAGGTATAGATGGGCAAGACGGTCAGGATGGAACTAATGGTTTATCATCATATATTCATTATGCATACTCAACAGCAGCAGATGGATCAACAGGATTCTCAACAACTTGGTTCTCTGGAGCTACTTACGTTGGCTGGTACACAGATTTTATAGAATCGGATTCAACAAGTTATTTAGATTATGAGTGATCATTATTTAAAGGTGCTGATGGATTAGATGGAGCTGACGGAACTAATGGATTGTCTGCATATATACACTATGCATATTCAACTTCATCAAATGGTCAAACGGAATTCTCAACTACTTGATTCTCAGGAGCTACTTACGTTGGATGGTATACAGATTTTACCGCAGAAGATTCAAACATTTATACAGATTATGATTGGAGTTTATTTAAAGGTCAAGATGGTGTGGATGGTACTGGCGGAACAGATGGATTGTCTTCATATGTACATTATGCTTATGCAACTAATTCAACAGGAACAACAGGATTCTCAGTTAGTTGATTTGAAGGAGCAACTTATGTAGGATGATATACTGATTTTACATTAGCAGATTCTTTAGATTATACTGATTATGAATGAAGTTTATTCAAAGGTTCGGATGGATTAGATGGAGAAGATGGTATTCCATCATATATTCATTATGCCTACGCAACTTCAGCAAATGGATCAACAGGATTCTCAACTACATATACAGGTGTTGAAAACTATGTTGGTTGATATACAGATTTAATAGAAACAGATTCAACCACATATACAGATTATGAATGAAGTTTATTTAAAGGTATAGATGGTTCAAATGGTACTGATGGTACAAACGGATCATCAGCATATATTCATTATGCCTACGCAACTTCAGCAAATGGATCAACAGGATTCTCAATAACTTGATTCTCAGGAGCTACTTACGTTGGCTGATATACAGATTTTACCGCAGAAGATTCAAACATTTATACACATTACGAATGAAGTTTATTCAAAGGTTCAGATGGATTAGATGGCACAGATGGTACAGATGGATTACCATCATATGTACATTATGCTTATGCCACTAACTCAATTGGCTCATTAGGATTCTCAACTATTTATACAGGTATAGAATCTTATATAGGCTGATATGCAGACTTCACTATGGAAGATTCAGTCAACTATACTGATTATGAATGAAGTTTATTCAAAGGTTCAGATGGTGCAGATGGAGATGATGCAGAACCCTCTAAATGGTTATTAATATCAGGTTCAAACGCTTATAAGTTCTTAAAGGACTCATCAATACCTACATACACAACAATCACTCTAAGAGCAGAATCATATAACTTGGTAGTGTCAGAACTTATTTGGTACTACAGTAGTAATGATGGATCAACATGAATTAGCACAGGAACAACAGGATCAACATATGTAAATACATATAATAATGCAATATGAGGTACACGAACATCATTAATGTTTAAATGCGTAGACTCAACTGATACATATTATGATATATTTACTATATATAAATTATATGATGGTGCAACAGGTATCGATGCAGTAAATGGATATTTAACTAATGAGAACATAACATTCCCAGCTAACAGTATTGGACTAGGTTATAGTACAGTAGAATTCAGTGGAGCATTCAAAGTATTTTATGGATTAACAGATGTAACAGCAAGTTCAACATTTTCAATTACATCAACTAATCCTTCAGGAGGAATGACATTATCTATTGGATCATCAACAGGCATTTATACTTTAGAAACAGATAATGATAGTTGGACAACAGATAGTGTAACATGAACGTTACAAGCAGTTTATGGTTCAGCAACATTAACGAAAGTATTTAAAATAAATAAAGCTAAGGCTGGTACAGATGGAACAGATGGTATAGATGGTCCTACAGGACCTGGATTAGTGTTCAGGGGAGAATTCTCCGCATTATCAATATATTATTCTACAGACATTAGAAAAGATGTAGTATTGTATCTATCAAATTATTATTCTCTTAAACCTTCTTATAACAACGCTATAGGCGATTGAGTATCAGGTGAATGGGATCTAATGACAGGATTTGCTTCAGTAGCCACAGACTTGCTATTGGCTCAAAATGCAACAATAAATAAGGGATTGGTACTTGGATCGTCAAGTTCTGATACTACTGCATTTATGAGAACGTTTGATATGGAATCATTAACATCAGGAACAGGCTTCTATATAGATGGTACTGGTAATATGAGATTAGGTAATACATCTGGTGATAATTTATATTGGGATGGGTCTGAATTAGCAATAAAAGGTAATATACAAGCAGATACATTATCAGTGTCCACTGGAACAATTGGTGGATGAGACATTGGTCTGACAAATTTGACAGCCGGTAATCCAGATAGTCTATCTTATTCTAGTCTGAGCAGATACCTATTCTCTATACAGTACAAATCAGGCGGAAATCTAATAAGAGAAACGAAGATTGATGATGGATTTATGAGTGTTGGATCTTGAGATTATACATATAATACGGCTGAGAAAATAACATATAATGCAAGACAAATTAAATATGAACATGACAGTGGACAAGTAGCAGATATAACATTTGATTACAACGGTGGTGGCGGAGCAAGAGCCAACATGTTTATAGATGCTCTAACAGATTTAAAAAATATGAGTATTGGTGATTACAGATTGGATGATGTAATTGTTACGGGTGGATCAACTTCAACAATATCATTACAAACATTTATGATTCAAGTAGATAGTTTAAGATGCTTAGTTATATCAACAGGAACATTAACAGTTGGATCGAGTGAAGGAACAGCTTATTTTACATTACCAGTGGATACTTGATTAAGTAGTAGTAGAGCATCAGTACAGGCAACTATGAGAAGAGAATCATCTAGTGGTTCTGGTGTCGATACAGTATATAGCAATATATCTAGTACAGATGTAGTATATTTTACACATGACTACTCCAGTTCAACATCAAATAGAGCGATTGATTTTACAATAATCGGCTACTCATTAAATCACCTATAGGAGGTTAGACAATGGATAATGATACATTAAGAGAAATATTAAGAACTGAAAGAGAGTTTATATTTAAGATTGTCAATAGAGGCAAGCTATGATATGATTCTTTAACAGCAACACAGTTGCAAGAATTACAAATATGATATGAAGCTTGGTTGAGAGTAACCGATACATTAATAAAACCACAACGACCAAATTGATTAAAATAATTAAAGAATAGTAGGAAGATATGGAGTTACGTCTATAGTGGAATGTAACTCCAGATTAGCCTAGTATTATATAGAATTGAAAAACTAACCAAGGAAGGTGAAGAAAGATGATCTTAAAACCAATTCAATTAGTATTAGACTCAAGTGGGAATCAGATAGATCTTAATTATAGACCTATTAGATCTCACACAAGTTACAGACACATCGTTCAAATTGTGGCACCAAATTTAGCTACAGAAGCATGTGATGTAACAGTTTCTACTTATGGTAAAGAAATCGTAAGTGAAACAACAAGAACTCGTTTAGCAGTAGATGCTAATGGGACTTATTTAAAAGGATCGGCAGTAGTCGATGAAGACGAAGCATATTATAGTTCAGTAACTGAATATAATGTGTGGGAAGTAGAATTAGTAGGACCTGTAGCAAGTATCCTACAAAAGGTTAATTCAAGTAAAGTATCTATAGTAGTATCATTTAGTATGCCAGTTGTAGATGCAAATGCGTTAGTTAACGTTGGATCATTTGGTTCATCAGGAGACTTACCTGTAATATCAACAGAGACAGTAGGAGATTACCGTGTGTGCGATTCTTTAGCATATACTAGTACTCGCATATCAACTGAGTTTAAATACAACGATATCGCATATTACGATGGCTCTACGTGGATTAAAGGTAAAGTATTTAGAATGATTCAAACTTGTCCTATGATTCAATTATCAGTTGATCCATCATTAGCATTAATGTATGATGAGCCTACAGATGAATTAGCAGAAGTTTTAATTGATGACGTAGCTAGAGTAGATGGAATAGTATCCGATGTTCAAACTAAGGTTAATACTTTATTAGCAGATAATTTAAATTTAAACAATGATATTACTAATCTAGAAGATAAAGATTTATTACATGAAGGTAGATTGGACGTGGCTGAAGCAGAACTAATAAGATTAGAATCTGATAAAGCTGACATCACTTATGTAGATTCTCAAGACGCTATTATAGGTAGTAGATTAGATACTGTTGAAACTAGAATAGATGATAACGATACAGAACTATTAAGATTAGAAGCTGATAAGGCTGATATAACTTATGTAGATACAAAAGATGGTATTATTAGTGGTAGATTAAATACTTTAGAAACATTTAAAGATACAACAGTTCCAGCAACATATGAAACAAAAACAAGTGCAACAAGTAAATTAGTAGAAGCTAAAACTTATACTGATGATCAAATTGGATTAAACGTTACTGATAAATTAGGTGTAGCAAACGGTATAGCAACAATAGGTGCCGATGGATATATCCCTAGTTCCCAAGTAGCTAATAGTTTTGATGATGTATTGGAGTTTGCAACTTATGCAGCACTAATAGCTTATTCAACTCCAACAACTGGTAAGTTATATGTAGTAGTAGCAGATGAAAATAGCAATGATAATCATTCAACATATCGTTACACAGGAACTATTTATATTCGTGTAAGTGATGAAATGTCAGCTAGTGAAATTAAAGCTCTTTATGAATCTAATGCTAATACTAATGTAGTTACAGATATATTAAAATCAAATTATGATACATCTTATTCACATAGCCAAGTAACTGATGGAACAAATCCTCATGGAACTACATTTGCGAATGTAGAAGAAAAGCCTACGACTATATTAGGATTCGGTATTACAGATGCATATACAAAAACAGAAATAGATGCTAATCATTATACGGATGCAGAAGTAGATATTATATTAAGTGAATTACAACCTTCATTAGGATTGCAAAGCACTATATTGACTCCTACAGATCTTTTGAATACAGATAGTATATTAACATCAGCATTTAATAATAAAGCGTTTATAGTGTTAGTAGCAACTAATTTAGATACACATGAAGTAGATACAGATACAATAACAGTAGCAAGTATAGTAGTTGGTAAGAAATTTTATTTCTTTGATGATCAAAACATTAATTTTGAAATTGGAACAACTAGCTCAGTATTCTCGAGTACTTCAAACGTGTCATTAAAGATAAATGCATTTTCATCAACAGACGCAGTTAATGCATCACAAGTATCTTATGTCAATACAGCTAGTGAATTAACAGCAACTCAAGCTCAAGCAGCTATTGATGAATTAAAAGAATTAGTTGATGGTAAGGCTGATTTAGATATAGAAGATGCTATTAATAGTGCTGCTAGACTATGGGGTGGATTAATAACCCCTAATGGTGACGGTACAGTTGCTATAGGTGCTGGTGCTGGTTTATCTAAGGTAGACGAAGCAGGTCCAGAAGATGTTCCTACATCAATGAATCAAGGTCAAGCAAGTACTCCAAGTATAGTTTCTTGGTCAGCAGTCGCTAGTTTATCATTAACAGACAATACTTACAATTATATATATTTTGATAGAACAGATGGTCAAATTAAAGCTACAACTAATTTCTATTCAATATCATTTACACAAGACTTTACAATAGGCAGAGCTTATAGAAGTGGAACAAATGTAGTAGTTAGAATGTGTGGAACAAACGCATGGAACTTTGATCGCAGAGTTCAATTATTCGGTGAAGAAGTATTCCCAGTAGTTAGAGCTTCAGGTATGTCTTTATCAACTTCAGGATTAAACTTATTAGTTAGTGGTGGTGTATTATGGGCTGAATTAGTCAATAGATTCACTACAGCATCATTTGATAGCGCAGGAACAGATAGATTTACATATTGGTATAGAAGTGCTACACCAGGTCTATTTACATCAGTAGCAAATCAATCAACTTTAAACAATACAAATTATGATGATGGAGATGGAACTCTAGGAACTGTCACATTGAATCCATTAAAATATGGTGTTCATTGGGTATATCAAGTTCATGATGGAAGTGTTCATGTTGTTTATGGTAGAGGAGATTATACTTTAGCAGAAGCTCAAGCTTCAAATCCTCCTACAGATATTCCTGGATTGTTATCTTCTTATGCTGTCTTAGTTGGTAGAGTAATTATAGCTAGAAATGCAACTTCAGCTGTACAAGTGGAGAGTGCCTTCACTGAAATATTTGGAACTAGTAATGTAACAGATCATGCTGACTTAACTGGTATTCAAGGTGGGTCAGCAGGGGATTATCAACATATCACCACAGCTGAGAAATCAAGTTATGATACAGCAGTAGGTTGGGGCGATCATTCAACAGAAGGTTATTTAACTTCAGAAACAAACACATCATTAACATTAGTAGCAAATACTTTAACATATACAGACGAAACAGGAACTCCTAATACTATAGATTTATCATTATATTTAGACGATACAAACTTAGCTAGAATCATATCAGGTACATATAACAGTGAATTACAAACTCTGGTATTTACAAGAGACGATGCTAGTACATTTAGTATAGACGCATCAATGTTCTTAGATGATACTAATCTAGTTACTTCAGTTAATGGATCAACTGGTACAGTTGTATTGGATAGTGATGATATAGCAGAAGGATCAGTTAATTTATATGCTGATGCTAATGCAACAAATCAAGGCAATACATTTAATGGTAATAGTCAACTTGTACAAACTACAGCTGATGGTAAATTACCAGTTATAGATGGTTCAAACTTAACAGGTCTTCCAAGCGGTGTGGATACTCATAATGATTTATTAGGTATTCAAGGTGGTGCAACAGGAGACTATCAACATTTAACTACAGCAGAAGTAACTAAACTAAGTGGCATTGAAGCAGGAGCTGAAGTCAATGATGCTGCTACTACATTACAAGGAAATACATTTAATGGTAATAGTCAGTTAGTTCAAACAACAGCTGATGGTAAATTACCAGTCATAGATGGTTCAAACTTAACAGGCATCGCAACAGGTGCGACTAGTTTAGATGGATTAAGTGATGTTGTAATTACTACACCTTCAGACAATCAATTCATTAGACATAATGGAACTAACTTTGTTAATGAATCAGTTACAATATTAGCTTTAGCGAATTATACAACTAACTTACCTACTACAGGTTGATCCGGTGCTTCAGCTCCTTATAGTTATGCAGCTACAGTGAGTGGTGTTTTATCTACAGACTTAGCAGATATTGATTTAGATTTATCTAGTTCAGCTTACGGTGATGTAGCAGATATTGAGACAGCTTATAGTAAAGTTTATAGAGCAGTTGGAACTACAAATACAATTACGTTCTATGCGAGTGAAGTTCCTACTATAGCAGTTCCATTAAAGATTAAGGCGGTGAGATAATGTCAGAATTATATTTGAAAAGAATAATTAAAACAGGAACAGGTGGTACCATTATAACTGGTGCCTCTGATCTTGAAGGCGTTTATCAAGGAACCATAAGTATTGGTGATCCAGTATACAGTGTTGAAGAGCCGGCAAGCGGGTATGTAGCTAACTGGGATACATCAATAGCCAAAATAGCAGATTTAAGCACTTTACCAGCCGGAAATGCAATGAGTGTTTCATATAGTAAAGATGACACTTATCTAGCTATTGGTATGGCTGTATCACCTTACCTGCGTTTATATAAACGCTCAGGAGATACATTCACTAAATTAACTGATCCAGGAACAATGCCAACATCTCAAGTTGGTAATGCTATGTTTAGCAATGATGGAAACTTTTTAGCTGTAGCATCCCAAACAAGTCCATATATTTTAATCTATCAAAGATCAGGTGATACATTTACAAAACTAACAAATCCATCTACTTTACCAACAGGTATATGTTATGATGTATCTTGAAGTGGCGATGATGTATATTTATCAATAGCTCATATAACATCCCCTTTCATGACAATATATAAGGTTTCTGGTACGACGTTCACCAAACTAGCAAATCCTATATCTCTTCCTGGTGAAACAACATATCAAACAGTGTTCAGTAGTGATTCTACATATGTTGCTTTTACAAAAAATGGTTCTCCTTATGTTGAAATATATAAGAGATCTGGCGATACATTTACAAAGATGGATAGTCCAAGCACATTACCTGGTGGTGTAGCAAGAGGTTTAGCATTTAGTAATAATACAGATTTATTAGTTGTTGGGCATAACAATACGCCATTTATGACAATATATAAGATAACAACTGGTGATACGTTTACTAAGTTGGATAATCCTAGTTTATTACCAGGAACTTCAGCAGTATCATTAAATTTTAACAGCAATGATACTTATCTTGTTGCTACAGAGGGTGCTTCACCTTACATTCATATATATAAACGCTCAGGAGATACATTCACTAAATTATCAAATCCGCCTAGTTTACCTACTTCGTATACAGCAGGTTCTTACTTCAGTAATGGTGGTGAATATTTATCTATAGCACATCAAAATACACCTTATATAACAACATATAAAACTACGTTAGGCGTTGGAACCCCAGCGTTCAATAAGATATATTCAGCTGGTAATGATATATCTACAATATCTACAAATGTTTCAACGATGAATGCAATTGGATATGCTACATCAGCGGGTGTCGCAACAGATTCAAAATCAATAACAGCAATATGGAAGGTGGTATAACATGAAATACTATTTACAAGTCAATCAAGAAACAAATATAATTACAGATTGTATAGATTATCCTTATTCAGATTATATTGAATATGATGGAACTATTACAGCACCGGTCCATAGTGGTTGGTTTAAATTTGAAAATGGACGACCAATAGAGTATCCAGAATTAAAACCAGTACCACAAGAACCAATAGAATAATAGTAAATTTAACGTTTGGCAGTATCGTAAAAACTGCCCAAATAAACATGGCTAGGAGGCTAAATAATATGGATGACAATCAATTAAGAAAATTAGAAAAGAATTTAACGAAGTCAGCTAAGAAAGCAAAGATGTATTGGGTAAGAGGTATGGTGGGATTCACAGAAGCAGATCAAGGCTTCTTCCCTATAGAAGCTATACCAGTCTTAAATCCTATTCAGGGTAAATATACTACTTTAGCTGAATTAATTGAGGATTGTGGGAATTTAAATAATAACCATAAACAACTTAGATTGGATTATGAATCTTTAGAAAAGAACATAATTTACTACAATGCAGATCAAATAGAATTACAGCAACAAAATCAAAAACAAATGGATGCTCTAGCACAAAGAATAGCTGCTATAGAAGCATTTAAAATCGACTAGGTGACTAACATGTGAACATCAGTAAAAGGATTTGATAAATATGAAGTCAACGAGTTAGGTGAAATCAGAAACATAAAACACGCTTATGACAATAAACTAAAACAGCCAGCGTGAAAAGGCTGAAAATCTAATCTAGGAGGATTATAAAAATGGAAAATTTTAAAACTAAAATGTTAGAGTTCTTATCAGGAATGATAAATGTTCTATTGGTTATATCAGTTATAACATTCGTATTAGCGGGTGCTATCACAGCATTCTACACAGAATTCAGCGAGATAATCACTACTATTGGTTGGTCACAAGAGAGATTCGCTTGAATGACCGTATCAGCAGGTTCTCTAGGTACCCTTGGTCTTGTATCAACTAGATTAACAGGAACGCTTAGATCGGCTCTTTTGCTTGCTAAACAGGATAATAATACGCAGTTAGCAGCAAACCAAAGAATTAATGAAATAAAGTTTGAAACACAACAAAGGATCAACGAGCAACTAAGAACTTCTATGCAATTAAATAACGATGCTAATATGGCTGAAATGAGAGCTATTAAATCGGAGCTTGCTAAACAAAATAAGTTCAATGAACTACAGGCTAAGAAATATACTGAGGCGCCAGATTCATTAGTAAGTACAGAACTTAAATCAGAATATAAAGAGTTCATAAGTAAAAGTAAGAAGGTGTAGTTTATGTCTATTAAATTAAGCTTCTTCAGAAGACTATTAATTAATGTTATTTATGCAATAGCCTTTATAATCATGGTTGGTATACCAGCTTATCTTGCTATTACGGAGATCTATAGCAATATAGAATTTGTAGAAGGTAACAGGATATCGCTTAACTGGGCCGTTGCCGGTGTATTCATTATGCTTGGGTTTGCAATATTATATATTAAATATTTTAGGAAATGATTCCATAGAAAGTTAATAGGATTACAAGTTAGAGATGAATTAGGTATCATGCCAGTTAAAGGTATATTTGGTATAGTATCAGATAGACTATTAAGAACATTAGAATATGTATATCCATTCACAGTAACACTATTAATTCTATATGTCAGTAAATATATGTTTGGTCAATATGAAGTATTTGGTAATCTATTCGATATGAACATGGTATTGATATATTTATCAGCTGCAGCATTTGGTGTATTCCTAGTTGGAGATTTCGTTAAGATATCAATGATGAAGAAACAAGAAATTATTAATAAACTAAATCTACAAGTTAAATCTAATAAGTTAGAATTAAAACAACTCAAGAAACAAACTAAGAGAGCTATGCTAGCTTTAGATCTTGAGAGACAGTTAGCGCAGTTAAAAGAAACTACTGTTATACCAGAGGATAATGAACCAGGACCACTACCAGACCTACCAGAATCGCCTTAGAACGATTTGAATTAAAAATAGGTATCAGAGTAAGGGTATCATATAAATGATTTAAATATACGATAATAAAAAGAAGCCACTACAGCTTCTTTTTTCTATGATTGTTTTTTAATATCAGCTAATTTATCTTCTATACTTTTAATTTCTAGATTCTTCCTTAACTTATCTATTTCAGTTTTTTGTTCAAGTTCAGTTATCAGTTCTTGTTTAGTTTCTTTAATAATAGCGGTGCCTGTATATTTACTAATATAACCAAGTCTATCAGCTAATTCATTTTCTTTAGAATCATGTATTTTATTAGATGACATTTTAGCAAATACAAATGCAAAAGCGATTGGGAACGTATATATTAGCATATCAAGAATAGCTTTTCAAATATTATATCTGAACGATAAACTTGTAATAGATCCAATCAATACCAAGAAGCCTAATGATAGGACATTACTTAATAGTCTTAGTCTAGTTTCTTTAGCTTTAACAGCATTAACGTCTTCAATCGACATTCTAGCAATTTTAACAGATGTATTACCTGTAAGGATCATCCTAACTGTTATCTTAGGATATGTAAACGATATGTGTCTAATATGTTCATCGATTCAGGCATCTGCAATTTGCTCTCTAAGCTCGTTTTCCTTATCCATGAACTTCACTAGCTTTTTACTTCTCTCTAGCTTACGATCCTTTTCTCAAGCGATACGTTCATATGTTAGTTTAATTGATTCCTTTTGTAGATGTTTCTCTAATTTCAATCCAGCTAATAATTTTCATGTTGATATCTTTTCATTAAGATCAAGATCATTAACTAACGTTCTAAATGGTATATCAGCTTGTAAAGATTTAAATCTACCTATAACTTTTAACATTATAATGTAAGGTAACTCCATAGCTCTCTTTAGTAATCCACGAGTACGTTCATTGAAGTATAATATAAACGCAAGTATTTGAACTATAACACCTTTGGCTAGCACACCAATATCAAATGTAGCACGGTACATATCAGCCGTTACTTTAACACCATCGATATACCTTAGATGCTGTCATATATCAATTCCAGCTATATCACTCTTAGTTCATACTCCATATCCTGGTAAGATAACATTAAAGTCCCAGTTAGTATTTCAGAGTCCTAAGAATATAATTAGTACAAGCAATATAATACTTACTAATGTAAACATCCATAGAGATTCAGTATTCTTTTTTGAAACATCTTTAAATTTAAATTTATTCATTATTTAGCAACTCCTTTATTAATTAATTTACCATTACATTCATGACATTTCTTTGCTTTTGTATCGGATGAATATCACGTCTTCTTACAATTAGTACATTCGTATCTTGTCATATTTTTAACCACCTCTCTCAATCTATCTTTAACAACAGCATTCACATACATATTCATTGTATCCTTCATATTGATTTTAGCATTAATAAAATCATCTATTTGATCAGTATGAATTTTAAAATACTCTATTAGATCATTAATAAACTTTTCTGTATCATTAGACATTGTACGCACCTTTGCTACTTGTTGCTATGATTTCAGCAAATTCATTCATGTGCTTTAATTCTTCAATAACTTTTTTACTCATTCATTTATAGTTTCTTTTTTCAATTATGGGTTTAAAATATGAAAAATAATAACAGTCTCCGCTTTTCTTTATATATGGAAATGGTATCATGCATTCAGCTAATCATTCAATAGGTCTATCAGTTCCGTTCAACCATCTATTTATTTCCACTCAACTAACGTCGATTTTTTTTGATAATTGGTGTATATTCTTAACCTGATTAATATCTAGTGTACAAGAGTCTTCATCTAATTTAATATAGTATATCATTGCACTACCTCTTACTCTCTGTTTAATAACGTATCATATTTTTTAATTATTAATACTCATTCTTCATCCTCATCAGATTCTAGTTCATCATGTTGAACCAATACTGTTAATGAGAATGTAGCATTCCTTATAGCATTGCTAATAGGATCTTTATTTATTGCTAGATCATTTATTTTTTTTACTAGTTTGTTCTCTGCGTTATTTGCTGTGCTATATGATTCATTGGCTCTTTCCATAACTTCTGCAAATTCAGGAAACTTCTCTACGTATTCATATCAAGAAGTTGTTGGAACTGTTAGTCGTTCACATATTTCTCTAACACCCATCCCTTCTAATCTTAATTCCTCTATCAATTCTAAATAAGGTTTAACTTTGGTATAATACCCGGAAATTCTACCTTTAGACATTCTTATCACCTCTCATTTTTATTTTCTTTAGAAAAAAAGACCTATTTTAGAATCTAGTATCATAGGGATTTTTTTCTTTATATATGTTAGGGATCCATGCAGAACTAACCACAGGACCCTAACAATAATGTTATTTCTTCTATACATTTTAATAATATATATAATTCACACTTAAATATGGAAATTATCTACTCACTATTCTTCTTCGTGTATAATTCTTCAAAGAATTCAATCACGTCCATGGCATCTTCAAAGGATAACTTATTCAATATGTGTTGAATAGGTGCTAGTGGCATATTGTCATCAACCACTACCGGTCTAGGCACTGGTGTATATCCAAACATTTCATTAATTGCTTTATGTTCTTCACTCATTGGTTTATTTGGGTATATGTCGTCAAATATATCTTTATTTTTGGAGTATTCATCAGAATAAGATACGCTATTCACCCTGATAATTTTTACAGGTTCTTGATATTTATTTTTCATCTATTCAACCTCTTTCTTATTTTTATATACTTTAATACCATCTCTAGCATTACTACTAGCCACAACTTCATAACCTGCTCGCTCCAAAACCTCTTTTATAGACTGCCAATAAGTTAAATGATCATCTTTATTTATATCACCGATCGAAGGATTAGAACCATAATTTGTCTGGTTACTCTCAACGTAATCACATCCACTGATAAATTTATTATAAACATAAACAGCAAAATCACGAATAAAGTCATATTTAGTGTCAATTCATTTAAGCTCATCTATAGCTTTCATTACTTTTTGGCTTCCCTCATACATAATCTTTAGTTGCTTTCTAACTTTAATTTTAAATATTATTGTATCAACAAAATAATATGTAATCAAAATTATAAGTACACATATTTGAAAAATCAATAGGTATATCATTTATTCAACCTCTTTCTGAGTCAACTGCTCAATTTGTTTTTGTTTCTTTAATTCTTTTTTTATCTTTCTATAGTTGATACTAAACATTTTTTTATATACCTCTGTTTGTTCTGACGTCATTCAATAACCATCATCACCGTTTTTAGAAATTCAAATCAAGCCATTGTTGTAATTTCTTTTTCTTTCGTTGTATAAATCATCATCAAATCAACCCAATATTATATACAATAAAATCATTCTATTCAACTTCTTTCTGAGCCACTTGCTCAATTTGTTTTTGTTTCTTTAATTCTTCTTGACATTCTTTAAGATATTCTTGTCAGAATAATTCTTTTTCTTTTCTTTCTTTACTTGTCAGTTTCATATTATTTATTCTCTTTTCTATTAGTAACTTTTAAATCATGTTCTTTAAAGATATATTCATAGTCACTATCTAATAGATAATCAGATTCTGTAATATATAGATCATTTCTAATCACACTACCATATTTAATAGCAGTAGTAATATTAGCTGTTTGTAAGTTATTATCTTTAGCAGCATCAGCCTTACAATTATATTCTTTTAAAGTTTTAGTTTTTCTATTATAAACAAATACTACACTATCTTTAAATTCATATTCTACATTAATTGGTTTTCTAATATATTTACGATTCTTAATAACTTCTTCATATTCTTTCTCAGTTAATACATAATCACATAGGAATAAGTTATCTCTAACCACTTTACCAAGTTTAATATATTTGGATAAATTACTTCTAAACATATCAATAGCTTTAGAAGCTAATATTCTACTTTCATATATATCATAAATGGTATAATCATTATCGGTAATATTATAAATATATACTTTCTTATAGAGTGAGCCTTCTGCGTCTCTCTTAGCTATATTATCTATTCTAGAAACTCATACCAAGTTTTCAAGTCTATTATCTGATCTTACTGAATTTAAATGATCACACTCATACTCATTTCCATCTTGTGGTTTTGGATTGTAAGTATCTAAAACTAAAGTATGCATATAAGCATTTGTAGATTTTCCTTCTCTACGAAATGTAAGTTGTTCATATCCTGTTATTTTATTAATATATGCACTCTTAAAATATGCTACAGGAACTTTTCTTTCTAATGCGATGCTAATTACTTTACCTGATTTAGTCACATAGACGTTTGGAATTACTGGATGCTTCTTAACTTCTTCACCTAAGTATAAATCTTTAATCAATTCATTTGTTTCATTTACTGACAATACTCTCTCTGTATACATTTTTTTTCTCCGGCACTACCTGCTGATTAACAGTTCAGGAATTACAGTGTCTTAATACTTTAATTTAATTTCCAAATAGCACTTTTACATAAGAATCAATTTAATTGACTAGACTATGTTTTGTATTGAACCCGCTAATTTTGATAGCTTCATTATCTCTCTATGTGCGATAATTTCTTAGGTAGTCTCTAGCTTACTTTTATGGATTCTCACCATAATCTACTATATAACCTTTTGGGTATCATATTCTAATAACTGCAAAGAGCAATAGGTATGACTTCTTTCCACTGTGAATGATTATCAATATCAGTTAGTTATATCGTCAACTTAATTACGGGTTTTCTTCGAGAAATGTCCAAAGTCTAATTTAATTATAATTCGGAATCACTTATTGAAAAGGTTAAGTGTTCAGCAGTAAATCCGTTTTATAATTAATTATTCAGAACTTAGTAAGAAAAAATAAAAAAAACAGAGTTTTTGATCAAAATCAATTTAAAAATCTTTCCATACGTAATTTTTTGCTATTTAAATATAAAAGTTGAAGGATAGATTGTCTCACATCAACCTATCCTAACAACGATTATATGACATAATTCTATGTTTAGCATATAGAGATAAACAAAAAGAATCAGTCATCCACACAGTCAGACAATCATTTCCCTTAATTGTCAATTTTATAATATATAATTATTTTTCTGATATTGACTATCATCTAACAATTATTTCAGAATTCCTCTTATTTCTTTCTTCTTCTCTTCTAAATCTTTCATCATCTTCTAAACTACCATACACAACTGCCATCATATCAATATGTTCTTCTTCTTCTTGTAATTTCTGTTGTCTAGTATCATAGACTTTAATAGCATTAGCTAATTCTAACATTCATTGTTCTCTATCCACTGGATCTTTAAACATTTCTTTCATTGCAATTTCAAATCAAGTTGAATATCACTTTTCCTGTTCAATACCTTTTAACATTCCAAACATTACTTGTTCTTTTTCTACTAATTTCATTTTAACATCTCCTAACATGCCTGCCTATATAGGTTCAGGACTAATAGTTCTTCTTTATTCATTCTCATAATATATAAAAATTTTATTAACATAATGTTATTATTAATCTTAATCATCTAATCCATAAGCTTCTTCAGCTTCTTGTTGGATAATATTACATGCATCACAACTAACATATTCGTCTGGATTTCCTACGTTATTATAGTATTCGATTATTACCATTCCATTACCATCAACAACTCTTACAACACAAGTTCCTTTATTATCATCTACTGCAGTCCATGATATTAATGCAGCACCTTCAACATGTTCATCAGTATTCAGCAATTCAATACCTTTTAATGCTACAATTATTAATATCAATCCAATTGCTATATATACAACCTTTTTCATTTTAATATCTCCTTCTGGTATTTAATACCATTATATATTCTCTCTACAATTTGATAATATATAATTTAAGTCACTACATTTGGATATAATCGATTTAACATATAACCCCTAGTATAATTACTCATTCCATATAAAGATTCGTTAGAAACGAAATTTGATGGGTTATAATTGATATTGGAACTACTATAATGACTGACTCAATATACTATCATATTAAATCTTTATTGGATATCATTTAGAGTTATTACAGTTTCAAAGAAACAAAATTAATTTTTAACCATTATATCTCCTATCTATATATCTATAGTTATTACTATTATATTCTATCTATATATATCTTACGATATATTATATCTATATAACTATA